GATTCGTGAACAGTTGCAGTTGCACGATGATCCCGTTGGCGTTGCAAAGCGTGACAAACTGCCGCAGCCTAGCATCCCATTCCGTGTTAGGCTTGTTCAGATCCCACTTGCCATCGGTCAGTAAAAATGGAGTGGTTTGCAGTTCAAGGTTCAGCGCCGGAGTCCTTTCCCCATACCAGCAGTCGGCCTCGATGGTCGTGTAGTTGACTCCGATAGTCGCCAACTGCTGAATGGCCCGTTTCAATATCGCCGGTGTGCAATCACGCCAGCACCAGGCGTCGAATAACAAGCTGTCGGAAATGTAGTGTTTATCCATGTAGCACCCTCCAATTATGCCAACACGCCCAGGAGAAAACGGCATTGACCGGCCACAGCAAAATGAACGCTCCCGACAAGTTGACCAGGACAAGTATGACCGCCACGCCGAGCAGGGTAATTACAATCGTAGCCGCAGGGTACTTGATGTAGCGCCGGGCGAAAGCAGTTTCCCTGCCCTTGCCCGATTCCAGCACAAGGTAAGTGAGCAGGGTGTCGGCAATCACAAGCACGGCGAACAGGATTTCAAGGGCGAGGTTCATTAATGCCCCAACGATGTTAGATATGCCTTAATGATCACTTCCTTTTGCGCCTCTCCTTCAATTTGCCCCGCAGCGTTCTGGTGAATTCCGTCATCACTATAAGTTGCAAAGTCATCGCCATTCTCAAACCAAACAAGTTCATCGTCACCGGCAAAAACATGGTCGGGGTCTGAAATCGCAAAATCTGAGATAATCGCCTGAATCCATGTTTTCATAGCTGCGCCCTCGGTGTTAAATCCCCGCCGCGCCGGATATGTCAAGAAGAAAATGGCGCGGGGATAAACCGCCAGAATTTTATTTAAGACGCTAGCATAAGATGTCTTAAAACTGGATTCCGTGGTGCCATCAGCAAGATCGTTGGAACCGATATTCACCGGAAACAAAAAGATCGTGTCGTGTTCAGTGTTCGGCGTATGCAGTGCCAGCCAGCCATTTATCATATTATCCAGACCACCGACCTTCATGCTCCCAACGGCCCAATTTCTCGGAATGTCCTCTACTGTCACGATCCCAGGCGAGGGGTTATAGTCGGAATTTAATGCAGCGATTAACAATCCCGGCCAAGTGACGGCGGAGTTGCTTGTCGCCGACTTAGAATCCCCTACTATACCCATGCTCAGTCAAGTGACAGGGGCGGTCAGGCTGATGTAATGAACCGTGACCCTGATGGTTTTATCGGCGGCAAATGCCGTGCCTCCGACCTGAGTAAGCACAACGGAAGTGGCGGCAGTAAAAATAGCCGGGGTTAAAACAACGGCATCTGTCAAGTCGGTCGTTTCGTCCAGGCCCGGATTTACATTCGCTCCCCATCGGTCATCGTCAACCCCATCCCCGATTGAGTAGCCGCTGAAAGAGCCGTCACCCGTCACAGCGGTAGTATTGCGGCAAGTCACGCCCACAACCATTGAACCGGCAGGGATAAGGTTGGTCGCCGTTGCCGTGGCCGCTGCCGTGGTGGTAATGACCGCTGTGGCCTGTTTGAAATTCGTGGCCTGAGAGTTTGCGCCGAGGTGGGCGATATTCCCAGACGTATCAATCTGCGCCCGTAGGACTTCATTGGTGTAAAAGTTCAGCGGCCTTGCCGTGCCGCCAGCGCTTCCTTTCCCGGTTCCAACTTCAACCGCGCTGGCGGTTGATCTTAGGAAACCGCGCTCATACGAGGTTGCCGAAGTATAGGTTCCATAAACATTAAAAGATTGCGGGTTAGTGGAGTATCGCATATCGAATTGATTGTTCGCGTCCGAATACAATAGTGTTCCGCTATTTCTCAAACGCAAACTACCGCTAGTTGACGTTAAGTTTATGTACGATCCAGTTAAAATAGTACCCGCATTGTCAATGCTCGCCTTGCTCACCGTTGCTACCTGCAAGTCAAGTAAATTTGAAGTCCCCGGACTCGCCGTGTCGGTCATGTTGACAACAAGCCCAGTATCATTCCCCGCCGCCTTGTTCGTGGTATAATTCAGCGTCAGCGCCGCCTCGTTGCCGCTTGCCGCCGTAAGCGCAGTTGTGAACGTGGCGTTGCCGAGAACGCTGGTCAACGTGCCGGTGCCGCTCAACTTGAAATTGGTCGCGTTCATGTCCACGCAAGTCAGATCGAACGCCCCCACGTTCCAGTCGGCGGTCAGAGGGACGGTGCCGTCGGCCTTGAGGTAGCCGGTGAATGAGATGGCACCCCAGGACAACCCGCCGCTGCCGTCGTTCAGCAAGTAGCCGGAGCCGTTGGCGAGTGAAGTGAACGCCTTGCTGGCATTGAGATAGGCCAGGGTTGAGGCGGTGCCACCACTCAGCGTCAGGCCGGCGAAGGTGGGGCTGTCGGTTGTGCGAAGGTTTTGGTTCAGGTTGAATGCGTAGGATGACAAGCGAGGGCGCAGTAGGTTGGCCAGTTGCACCCGCGTTTCATCTTGGGCTACCGCCGGCAGGAACAGCGCTGCAATGAGCGCAAAAAGTAAAAGCCGTTTCATGGTTCCCCCTTATTTCAATTCCGCGCCCAGGTTCACCGTGCCGGCCAGTGTGCCGGTGGAGTAAACCCGAAACAGTATTTTGCCACTCGTGCGCGGGGTCTCGATGTAGAACAGGCGCGGCGCGGTGGCATCGAGGACCAGCTTCACATTCGACACGACATCATCCGATCCCCGCTCACTCAGCATGACGGTTTTCGATGTCCACGGGGTGAACGTGAACCCGATCTCGATATTGATCTGTGTTTCCGTCCCCTTGGTATAATCGACCATCAGCACAACAGCCTTCCCGCTGTCGTAGTCGAAGCTGTACCAGCCGTTCGCCACTGAGAGCGTGGTCAGGTTGCCAGCATCGATGGCCGGGAACAGGAACGCGCCGATGAACAGCAGCCCGCAAATAAAGGTGATGAGTTTTTTCATGATACCTCCTACCATGTAGCCAATGAGCGCCACGCCCCATCGGCAAATATTTTCACATTGTTATCGTACGTATTGATGCACAGTTGCCCCTCGATGCCAGTCACCGGATCGCCGGTATCGGTCTTGATGATCGGCGCTGGGCCTTTTTCGTCCTCCAACTCCTCGATTGCCCCCTGCACGTCCGTTGCTTCTAAGGTGCTGGTCGGGCCAAAGGTCACCTCCGATGCGGCCACATCCTTCCATGTCTTGTCGCCGTGATAGTATTGCCCAGATGAACCGGCGGCGACGTTCGGTTCTTTTTCTGTGTCCAGTTCATTGATTGCCGCTTGCACCGTAACGGCTGCGATGTTCCCGGCAGGGGTGTTGGCAACGGCCGCGCCATTAAGAACCTGAAACGTCTTGTCGCCCCGGAAGTATTGGGTTGACAGCCCGGCGTTGATGTACGGCTCTGCAATTTGCAGCCATGAGTCGCTTCCGGCATCCCAATATTCAAGCATTTTCAGCGAGGAACTATAAACGCCCGACCCGACAACTCCATAATCAGCAACGCCGCCAGTAGATTCCATCGACAGTGCCCCGGCAATGTCGGCCTCGATCAGCACCTTATCGGAGAGGTCGGTGACTTGAATGCCGGTGACTTGTACCCAATTACTGTCAGCCGTCCATCCATCCTGGCACCACACCATGATCGTGATGTTGGCGCTCGTTGCAGCAGACAGATCGGCAATGATCGTGTCTGTCGTGGATGCGAACGTGGCGCTCTTTTGAGCTATAGTCACCAGGGGCGTATAGGGGAACCATGCCCCATCAGGAAAATCAGTTCCGCTTGAACGCGACAGCTCCCTGTCAACTATATATGCGCCGAACTGTTCGGCCGACGTGGTGGTGCTATTCCCCTCCCATGTTATTTTTACCTTGCGACCGTGCACCGCCGTTTTCGGCAACGTAATGAATAAAAAATAATGCGACAATGCGCCGGTTGTGCTCAATGCTTTAACGGTGGCCCCGTCTGGTTTGGAGAAGGTAACGTCTGGATTGTATGACGGGCTAAAGTCATGCTCCCTGAGCGACAACTGCACCTTGACGGCCGATGCCCCAATGCCGTTGTCATACCAAAGCTGCCACGGATAAGGCGTACTGGGAGCGTCAGAATTGAACGTCACCACGTCCTCAAAATCGCCATCGTCGCGCAGGAATTTCCCCGCTGGCGTCCCCGTTGCTGGCACCGCACCTTTCTTTGTGGTGCTGATGGCCGGCAGCCGGTCGCCGTCCAAAGTGCCGCTGTCGATGACGGTCGCAGCCAGGTGCGCCAACGCATCCCCCCCGCCGGTTTCGTGATTGGCCGCATGATCTGGCAACCTGGCAATATCAATCGTGCCCGTCGTCAGATGGCTGGCATCAATGTCTACGATTTCATCCGGCCCGCCGACCTCATGCCGCTGGTGGTGGTTCTCTATCGGCTCCGCTTCGCCGCCTGAGCCCGTGTGCGTGTGCGGAGTGATGACTTCTTGCTTGATTTTCATTACACGCCCCAAAGCCGGATCATGCGAACGTACACTTCTTCGCTGTCATAATCCGGCGCGACTTCGGCGATCAAATATTTCCCCGTTGTCCCGATCTGGTTGTAGTGTGTGACGGTTGCAATAGTCAGCAGGCTCAGGCCGAGCTTCTCAAACTGGTACAGGCTTATCGTGCCCTCTGCCGTGTAAACCGGATGGTCCAGGAATTTGATCATCCCCGTCACGGGATGCGATGCCCCGACGGTATAGGCGAACATCAGGAATTCGTCGTCGCGCTCAACAGGGGATGCGGCCGGGAGGTAGTCGCCGTCAACTGAATCCACCGTCAATTCATCGGCCCACCTCGACTCCATCGGGTCATAGTTGAACGAGGCATTGATGCGGTTTATGAACTCGCTCGAATCGGCCTTTTCCTTGAATGAGATGAAATGGTTCTCGGTCAGCGTGGCACTTGCCGTCACGCTCGACCAATCAATATGCCGGATATGCACCTTGCCATCACTGGCAATCTTCCACCAGGCGTCGAATGAGTGCGCCCACGTTTCAATGTATTCCTTCAGGGCTGTGATATTCTCCACGGTGATTCCGTTGTGGAGCCATGAGTTTGTCGTGCACCAAGCCTCGAAGCTGTCATCGTCGACCAGCGTCAAGCTGGAAGTGGCCAGGACCGCGCTCAGTGCGATGACAGGATTCGATGAAGCGGCCACGGCGCTGTCATGCGTCCAGCCGTTCATGAACGGTGAGAACATCGTATTCCCGCCGCCGCCCCCGACGTAGTTCGCATCCTCAAAAGCGCCGTCCGGGTCGGTCAACTTGTACATCTTCCAGTACATCTCGACCCCGTCAATCTCAATCCACGGCATGGCCGAATCCAGGCTGCAGGCGCATCCATCATCCGGGACAAAGCGCACGGTCGTCGCCGCCACCGCCGTCACGCGCACGAGCGAATAGGAGAATGGCCCTGTTGCCGTGACCTTCCCGGCCAGGGTGTCGCCGACATAGATCGAAACGCCCGTCCCGCTGCCGATTGTGATATACCCGGCCAGCAGGTACGAGCAATCATTTTCTACAACGGCAGGCCCGCCCCCGGCCCCGACAGCATCCACAATTGTCAGCACCCCGGGGCCGCCGGTGTGCGTCCATTTGTTCAACCATACCGTGTGCCCATCACCCCAAGTCTCGCCCGAGTTGACAGACGTATATCTCCAGGTCGACGCCTGAGGCACTGTGCCGATCAGCCCGATAAACTCCTGGATGCAGGTCAGGATGAATTCGCCCTCATTCCGATCCCATTCGTCAACTGTGGCCACAATGGTATCGGCCAGGACATAACCGCCAGGCTCGTATGCGTAGACGGTGACGGTTGACCCGCGAATCTTGCGGTTGGTATCGTCGGCCATGATCGCCTTGAATGTTTCAAGGGTGTCGTCAATGGTCAGCGTGAACCCCCCGCGCTCGTAGGATCGGTCAAGCCCGACAGATTGCTGGATGGGAGTTATGGCCGTCAGCTTCCGTTCCCACTGCCCGCTTGCATCGTCAACGTATTGGTTGGCAATCAGGTGGTCCCCATCGGGGAAGGACAGCTTAACCTTGACCAACCGGCTCATTTGACGCTTTCGGTGAAGTGGGCTGTCACTTCCCACTTATCGGTCGTCACATATATCGGCTGCTCTAATTCCAGGACGCCGAAATACGCATACCCGCTTGAACCCGTCGGGCTGAAAATGACGTGGCTATTCCTGGCCGCTGCCTGCATAGCCTCCAGTTGCGCGTCGCTGATATTTGTGAAGCGGATCTCCATGTAGCGCCGCTCCCAGCGGGTGTACACGCGGGGAACACCCGACAGCCCGCCGGTGCTCTTGATCATCCCCAATTCCCTGGCATCCGGGAAACGCTTATTGTAGTTCTTCACGAAAGCCAGCGGTGCGCCGCCGATCAAGAACACTTCGCCAATTTGCAGGGCCAGGGATGAATTGAAATTGACCCTGATGCGCCAATGGTCGTATGCGGCCGGCGAGGTCAGCAGGCAATATGCCGGGGTCAGGGCATCTGCGTTCACGACTATCGCCTCACTGACCGCGTTGTAGTTAGTATCATCCCCGCCTTCCAGCCATGCGCCAGCATAGGAATCGACAGCATCGGAAAGGTTGGTCGCCGTCAGGTTGTGGCCCAGTAAAACAACGCCGTAAACTGTCGGGACAACAGCCGCCGGATCGGTGCCGGTTATCATCGTGAGCGTCAAATCTGTCCCGGCCTCGGCTGTCTTGAATAGTGTCCGCTGGTCCCGATCTGTGGCAAACGCAGCCTCATATCCTGCCGCGCCTGCCGTGCCCCCGAGCGCGTACGTTGGCCGCGCCATGGGAATTTCATAGGCGTCAAGCATGAGCGGGGCGTAGAGCAAGTTGCAATAGATCAAGGTCCCGTGGCCTGTCGTGCCGCCTGAAACTGCGATTCCCCCAAGTCCCATCAGTGTCCCTCCACGGCTGACCTCAGCCCGCGCACGTTGCCCCGGTATGCCTCCAGCCAAGCCTCAGCAACCGATATGGGCGTGATCGATCCATTCAGCGCCATGCTGACGTTCACGGTTTTGCCCTGAGCGCCGCTGTTTTGCGCCTTGGGAGTGATGACAACCGATTCCCCTTGATGCGCCTGAATGAGCGTGTCCTGGGACAGCCTGGGCGAGTAAAACCCGCTGGCCGCCTGAACATCAGCCCCGCCCTTGCCGCCGGTGTAGGTGGTATCGGGGTTGAACTTGCCAGCCTCGCCATTCAGCCTGCCAAAGGCATCGGTCGTCGCATCAATCGCAGACGGGAAAGCGTCCCTGAATATCTTCACCAACTCATTCAGGCTGTCGCTCATGTCGGAGAAAATCTCCTCCTGGCTCTTGTACTGATCCAGGTTGACGCCCTCAGCCTTGGCCTTGTCGATCAGCGCCTGGGTTTCCGCGTCAATGGCCAGCCCGTACTCGTTCTGCAGGAACACGAGGCGGGAGAGCATGGGGGCCAGCTCAATCAGCGATTCCTTCTCCGTGAACCCCTTGGCAATCAGGGCATCGTAGGCGTCGCGCCCGGCCTTTTCGAAGCTGTCGAACTCGGCTTCATTCAGCCGGGAAGCGTTGCTCATTCCTACCAGCGCATCAGTGATTCCCTCGATGCCGTCAATCAGCGTTTGATTCTCGCCAACCTTTTTCTCATAGGCCAGCATATCCTCGAATACGCCGATAGTCGCATCGCTGAAATCACCTTCCAGATAAGCCTTGTACCCGGTCAAGCCGGCGGTCATTTGCTCGTTGATGTATTCGGTGATCTCGGCAACCTCAATCCCCCGGCTTGCCAGGTCATCGAACAGGGTCAACAGGGAGTTGCTCCCGGTCGTGCCAAGTTCCTCAGCCTTGGAAATGAGCGCCTCGAATGAATCCCCGATCTCGTTCTGCGTCTCAGCCAGGGTGAGCTCGCCCCGGTCAAGTTCGCTCAGGATCTCCCGGATGCGCTGGGCGTACTCGCCGAAGTTGTCCATCGTGATGTCGGTCTGATTGATGATCTCATCAAGCATGATGGACGTGGCCTCATGGACAGAGCCCGTTGCCTTGGCCAGGTCGCGCAACTGTTCCTCCAGTTGCTTATTGAGCTTCATCCACTGGTTCTCGCGGGTGATTGCCTCGCCTATGCCGTCGCCAGCGAAAGCCTTGACAATCGCAACAGCTATGCCGATGGCAGCCGACACGGCACCAATGATGCTCGTGACGCCTGTCAGCGTGTCTGTCAGGGAGCCGCCTTTCTTGCTCAGGGATTCCATGCCCTGGCTAAACATTCCAGCCGCACCAAGGGCATTGCTTATCTGCGAGGTAACGCCCTCGACATTCAGGTCCAGCGAGGAGAACATATCATCCACATAGCCGATTGCCCGCTGGATGGCCTGGAATTGAGATTCGAGCTCTTGCCATGAGCTCGTATTCTTTTCAACCGCATCTGTCACTTCAGGCAATAGCCCCGCCCACTGGAGCATCCCAATATAGACGCCCTCGCCGACGGGGGTCAGTTCGCCTTCTGCGGTGACCAAATCATTCATCCGCTCTGCAAGTGCCGTGGTTTCAGCATTGAACTCTGGAAGGATTCCAACTGTCTGCAATATCTGAAAATACATTTCACGGCCGGCATCATTCAACCCATCAATTGCCAAGCCGTACTTGTCAATATTTTCCTGCTCTTCCTTCGTAGCCAACTGCGGCATATAACCGCCAATTTGTAATAACTGAGCGTATAGGATGCGGCCGGCATCGGTCAAGCCGCTGGTAGCCGAACCGTACTTTTCCGTCCACTCAGTAGCCTTACGCATCGCTTCATCTTCGGCCTTGATCTGATCGGCCACATTGCTTTTCCGAATGATCTCGGCAATTTCCTTTTTGGTCTTGGCGAATTCCTTTTCAATTTTAAGGATTTCTTCTTTTTCTGCTTTATCGCCCTTATCGCCAAAAGTGATCTCGTCGAACGTCTGCCCGCCCTTAGCATGATACGCGGCCAGGGAACGGTCCATGGCCTTGGCAAGCGCCTCATGCTCAGCCCTCAGCCTCCGCACAAGGGATGCCTGCCCGGTCAGCTCTGCGCCGATTTTCGACAAGCCCGAGAATGCCGTCAGCAACGCCGTCCCGACGCCCTCCTTGAAATCGGTCCATTGGTTCTTGGCGGTCGTCAACTGACCGGCCATCCCCTTCATGGCATCAGTGGAAGCAGTGAACCCATCAGCCATCATCTTCTGCATGATGGCCAGCTTCTCACTTTCGTCCTTGGTGTCCTTGATCTCCGGGATCAAGGCGTCCATTCCCCGCCATTGACCCTGTAGCGCCTTCGCTATAGCCTCCATATGGGATTGCATTGACCCGCCAAATATGTTGGTCAATCCAATGGCGCCCTTGGTGGCGGCCTGCATTTGGCTGGTGCTCAAGCCAAGGTTCATTGCCAGCGTGGCGAGGGCTTTCACTTCCCCACCTGTCACCCCCGTCATGGCCTGCATACTGGAGGCAAAATCGTCAATCAGCCCGCCGACAACCTGGACGGATTCCCCATGCGCCCGGAGCGTGGAGTCCAGCTTGCTCTGTACCCGCTCGGCGTCTATCGCCTCGGTCACTGAATCCTTCAGGAAACTGATCGTGCTTCCAATAGCCACAGCCGCAGCGGCGTATTGCACGGCCATCTTGCCGATTGACCCGGCCAGCCCGGTTGACGACTTGTTGGCGGTGACGGCGCCCTTGTCCAGCTTGTCAACTTCGGCATTAAGCGACTTGACGTTCTGGACCGCCCCTTTGGCATCTAATTCGATAACTAATTCCAAGCGCTGTGCCATTTAATTCACCACATCCACCGTCACGCACTTACCAGAACGCGGCCGCCTCATTTTCTTAAGTGCATCCTCGGTATGATGTTTGCCGAAAAACGGATGCAGCTTTCCGTGACGCCCGAACATGGCACTCCTCTCGCCACTATTTGCATTGCCAATTTTCCTTTTGGTTTCCTCGGAAAGCGGATGTCCCCGATGGTGGGAGTGCTTTTTGCCGGTTCGAGATTCCGACATTTTTCTTTTTGTTTCTTCGGAAGGATGTTTTCCAAGTAGACTCAATTTATTCGCTTCACCAATCTTCCTTTTTGTTTCTTCAGAAAGGGGTTGCCGTTTCCCAAGATGCGCATCGCTCATTTTCCTTCTCGATTCTCCTGATGGATGCCATCCGCAATTCCCATCCCCTCCATCTGTCAGGTTGTAACCATTGGGAGCCTTGGAGTTGTATTTTGATATGTAAAATTTTTCCAGCTCCAGCAGCAAATCGGAAAACATAACCTTGTCCATCACTTCCCAACAGAAATTTTCTGCTCCGTATTTTCTGATTGCCCTGTGAAATAAAGACTTGCCCCCCCTTCTTGCATCTGATAAATGATTATTTTTTCGATGCGTAAGTGACTTGATAGTCTTCCCGATATACACTTTGTTGTTTGTCAGGTTTGTCACTTTATAAATAATCACTACTTTCTCCTGGCCCTTTCCTCGGCCTTCTGCCGGTCAATATCCATGATGGCGCTGCGGATCATCTGGAAGCTGAACAGGATGCGCTGCTTCATCTCGTACCCCTCAATGCCAGCATCCTCCAGCATTGGGTAGAGCGCTCCACTCTGGATATTGATTTCAGTGCATAGTTCATTGAATAGCCTGATAGAGAGCCGGTCGAAATCGGAAAGCCTTGCCGCGAATTCAGCGCTTCGGTCAGACCAATCGCGCCACCAGTCAATCCACGCCTCTAGGTACTGGCCAAAAAAGAGGTGTCTGTGTCCTCCGCGAACGCATCGGATTTATTGATCTTGGATACAAGCCAGTTCAGCAGGTAACGCCCGCCGACGACCGTGCAGCCCATGAGTGCGTCAACGAACTTTTCATCCTTCAGCAGCTTGGCATCGAAGGGGATCTCAGCGCCGTCTGAATCCTGCAGGTCCCGCCAATCCACGATCTTGGAAATGGCGGTCGCCTGCCGCTCCTTGGCAATGGCAATTTCGTCCCCCTTCAGGTCGTCGCATCGCTTCTGCAGGGCGTACTGTTCACCGGGCAGCAGTTGCTTGATCTTCAATCCGAATTCGCCGGACGTGGCCGGTACTTTTACCCACCGGCCATCGTCCATAGCCTTCAGGACATTTCCGATTTTCAACGGCACTGGTCAGCCTCCTTTAACTCGCCGGGTAGCCGGTCAGAGCTGGGACCTCATTGATGATCGAAGCGTACGGCACAGCCGCGCTCATGCCCGTGGGGGCAGCAGACGGCCTGTAAATGCCGAACTTCACGGCTACCGGGACCGGGGACTCCTGCGCGTACTCGGGCGCTTCCACAACGTACAGCCCGGGCAGGTCAAGCTGGAAGGTGTACTTGCTGGTCTTGCCGCTGATGACGGCCGAGCTCTCGCACTTGATCCGCATCTTGTACTTCGTGCCGGCGCTGAATGAGGTCAGGAAGCCGTTATTTGTGGTGTCCTTCTTGGGGAACTTCAGCGCGACGGTGAACTCGGGCGGGTCATCGCCAGGCTCATGCTCGGAGATGCCCTCGTAGCCGGCGGTCACCGGCAGGGTGGTGTACTTGGGGTCGATGTTGATGTCGATGGCGCTCGGGTGAATCGCATCGCCAGCCGCGAAGTCAGCGCCGCCCTGGGCATTGATCGAGATGGTCGTGTTGACCAGCCTCCAGATCCCCAGCCCCTCGCTGCCATAAGTCAGTGAAAGCGGATCACTCCAGGACGCAATGACCGTGCGGTCGCCGCCGATGTCGGTATCCCACTGGAAGCCGTCATCGTAGAAAATCCGCAGGTTCTTGAACTTGAAGCTCGGGACGCTCTTGATCTCATCGCCCTCATCCCAGGCCAGCGAGTGGAAGATGCTGCCGATGATCGGGTCGAACGTGAACTCGTGCTTCACCACCCCCGACTCGGGAGCGCTCGAAGTGTAGATGCCGAAAATAGACGCCAGGATGCGCTCCATGCCGGCCCAGTAGAACCTGCCGCCCATCGACCCGCCCTGCTCGGGATAGTCCATGGGGTAGACGTTCGTCGGCAGATCATGGTCGAACTCGTCTCCATCGGTGATCAGGTTCCTGTCACCCTTCGGCGGGCTGAAGCGCAGCAGGTAAATGCCGTGCCCGGTGCCCGGCTCGACCGCGGTGCCCCAAGTGTCGCCCTTGGCAAAGCCGATGCCCCTCTCTCTTTTATTCAGTAGACTCATTTCGTAACCTCCCTAATGATCCACCCCTTGCGCGGGTGGTATGTCCGAATGAACTCAGGCGGCAGCGGCCGCTTATCTTCCCGCCCCTCGACGACCTCGACGATCACCGGCGGCTTCTTGGTTCCCTTCTTGTATCTGCTCATGTCAAATCCCTCCAGTAGGTGAAGCGATAGGTGACGTGCAGGATGATGTAGTTCTGGACGTACTTCGACACTGATCCCGATTCCACGTTGCCGGGCAATGAGGTGAGCGTCTGCAACAGCTTATCTTCCAGCGCCTCTTGCGCGTCCAGCACGTCCAGGAATGCGTCCTTGCGGTCGCCCTTGGCCGTCACCTTATAGGCCGTCCACAGCTCCACGACCTTCCGCTTTTCAACCCTGTCGCCGCTCAGTTCGACAACCTCAGCCGTGCCAACCTCCAGCCTGTACGCCTTGTCCATCTTTGAACTCGGCACCGCATCGAAGTCGAACATATCGTCCGACATGACATAGCTCAGGCCTTCAATCGCTGTAATTAGCGCTTCGGTATGCGTTCTGAGGTCGCTCATCTGACCAGGCTCGACGTGCCAAAAGTCTCCGTGCTGTCAACCTCACCGCCCTCGTCCTCGTCGTATTTCAGGTGCAGGTTGTCGAATTCAGCCTGGAATCGCTCAGCCATCTTCAGGTACTTGATCCACCAGATGTCATTGTCGGCCTTGGCGAAGTCGAAATAGATCAGCTCCAGGGTATGCGTCACAACGAGGTCATTGATCTGCTGGCCGTCCACCATGAGCGAAGCCCTGCGCCCCTTCTCCTTCAGCCTGCGCCGGATGTCGTCGAACGCCCGCTCTATGATCTTGGAAAAGGTCGTCTCATTATTCCAGCGGTTATCGGCCAGCTCGGGCGAATACTTCAGCAGGTCAGCGTCCACAACAGAGCAGTTGAGCGGGGTGCGGCAGTCGTCGAATAGGAAGTTGGCATGGTAGGTCGTGCCGCTGATGACGTACTTCAGCAGCAGCCTGTAATCCTCGTCGGGGTCGGTGTACCTCTCGGCAGCGGTGATTGCGGTCATAGGCGTGATTGCCTTGGTCGTCCCATTGATCGTGCAAGCCCGATCCGTCACCTTCTCATCCCCGTTTGACCAGTACATCGAAAGGGTGGCAGAGGACGGGGCCGTGAGCACCCCGTTCACCCACACCTTTATTTCAGGGATATAGGAGGAATCGAAAAGGGCTTCCGAATTGGTCAGCTTTACGCTGTGCATCAGCCTTTGTGCTTGCGGCGGTACACGCGCTTGGCCTTTTCAACCTTGGGCGTCTGGGCTTCAGTGACAGGAACCTTGACCGGCTCCACCACCACAGGCGGTGATATAACCGGCTCAGGCGCTTTCACGACCGGCTTCTCGATGATGACGCGCTCTACCTTCACCTCAGGGGTGTTCAGTATCGGCTTGCTCTCGATGCGCCAGTCCTTGTCCATCTTGTGCCCGTCCTCCCAAAGCTGCAAAGGAATCACCGCACGTTTCCCGTCCTTGCGAACGATGGTTATGCACTCCCCTTGCTTGCTCATGGGTTATCAGCTGGTGAACCAAGCCTGCAGCAGGCCGTTGCGAGCGCCGCTGTCCAGCATCTTGCTGCCGTAGACCATGAGGCCCTTGACAGCTTTGGCGAACCGCAGCTCGGGGTCATACATCTTCAGGGTGCCAAGCGGGATCTGCTTCGCCAGGACGATGCCCTCGGTGGTGCCGGCCAGGCAGTTGTGAACCACTTCGGTCGAAGCGGTGCCGGTCATATCCTCGTCCGATTCCACGACGTTGTGGGAAACGTAGATATTGAAGCCGGCGAACTTGCCGACATAGCCATTCACGTTCACCTGATCGCCAAGCGAGGTCGCACGGCCGGCGAGGTAGGCATTCATCTGCTCCAGGACGCGGGGGGAGACGACCAGGTAGCGGCCGTCCAGAGCGATCTTGGCATCAGTCATCTTGCGGTACAGTGACAGGCACTCGGTGTAGACGTTCGAGCTGGAGAGGACGGCGGTCGGGGTCTGGGTGTTCGCGGCGGCAACGCCGGTGTACAGGCCCAGGACATGAGCGTCGATATTGTCGCGCATGGCGTAAATGGCGCGGTCCATGTAGGCGTTCAGCACATTCACAGGCATCTGCGCTTCGGTGATCGCATCGATCTGGAAGTTGAAATACTTCTGCTGATCGATGGTCATGGTCTGATCGGTGCCGGTCGTGGTATCGGCGGTAGCGTGATCGGTGTCCTTGATGTAGGGCTTGACGGTGATGCTGCCGGGCGTCCAGATCTTCACGGAATCGCCGGCCTGCTTGATGTCGCCTTCCCACAGATTGTTGCAAATCTGCTCGGCGACCAGGTACTTGTCGAGTTGATCCAGAATCCTGCGTGACCAAATGTCGGGGATAAAAGTTTCAGCCATTTTGTAGCCTCCTGATTTTCGTTACTTGATAAGACCGGCTCCCATCTGTCGTTGGATTTCGAGCCAGTTCTTGTCCCTCTCATCAGGGGTCATGGCGTTGATCTCGCTCACGGTGAAATGCTTGCCGCCAGGCTTCCACCCGCTGGCACCCTTGTTCGCGGTGCCGGGGATTTCCTTCGCGTCCTGCTTGAACAGGAAAGGCTTCTTCTCGCGCAGTTCCTTGAAAACATCGTCCAGGTTCTGCGGCGTATCGTTCTCGTCGAATTCCACCCGCTTCATCAGGACGTCGATGTACTCGTCATCGAGCAGATCGTATTTCAGCGCGGCTGCTTTGAGTTCCGCTCTACGGACGCGATCCGTGCGGGCGCTCAGTTCAGCTTCCTTTTTGTCCAGCAGTTCCTTCAGCTTGCCGTCCTCTTTGAGCTTGGCCTCGGTTTCCTTGTCGGCCTTGCTCTCTGCGGCTTTCGCTTTAGCCTGCCATTTCTTCAGTTCACCCAAAAGCTCTTTGTTCTTCGCCACGAGCCCTTCAACATTTCCCTCACCCTGCGTTGCGGGATCGGGCTGCCCCGTAGAGGCATCAGCGGACGCGTCCTGCCCAGCAGCCGCGCCCTTATTTTCGTCAGCCATTCTTTACCCTCCTTGAAGGTATAGTTCTCTGTCGCTTCAAGGATGGGGCGAAAGGGTGTGGGGCGCTACGCCGTTTACAGACGGTTTAAGACGATTATGGACAGTTTTCCTTTAGAAGTTGCCAGCTTGACGGAATATCTGCGCCCAGCGCTCGCGGGTGTAGGCCATGATTTCATCTATGATCTTTTGATCGAGGCCGAAAAATTCACGTTGCGGCATTTGAAAACCCTTACCGCGACCCGACCGCATTCCAAAGTTGTGGACGCTGGCAATAGTGTACTTTGGCTCGCCCTCTGCGTAGATGCGAATGAACACCCGGCCATCTTGCGAGAGCACTTCAAATTCAAAACCTGCCCGGGAGAGCATCCGGCCGCTTGATGTCAGATTGACTTTCTTGGTCCCTTTCTTTTTAGCATATGCCTCAGAGTATGGCTTGAACTCCATGCCGGCCACATCAATACCTTTCTTGGTCCTGGTAGTAATCCCGGTCAACGCCTTGTCGGCAATCGTTTTCGTTGTACTGGAATTCGGATGCTCCAGCTCCAACAGGATGCGGTCCTTCATCCGCACCCAGGCGGCATGGCCACGAAACAAGACGCGGGCGCTCATTTTCTGTTTATCTTGGCTACCTTGCCGTCGGGGACCTTGCCGATGCCCTGAATTACGAATGCCGATGGAATGACAAGTGGCCTTGCCGGGATCGCGGTGGGCGCTTTCAAGATGTGGCGCAAATAGGCAATACGCCCCTGGACCGTTTCGATGTCATAGAATTCCCCCGGCAGTGCGTCCCCAGCCGTTACGCGCTTGTACTTGGCAATCAAGTCATCCAGCTCGTCGAACATGGCGTAGGTGTCATTTTTTGAAATAACCAGCTTCGGGTCCGACAGCTTTATGCTGGCAGCCAAGTCGGTTCCCAAAACAAGTATATCCTCCGGGACCATGACGCATCGGCAACGATCCCCGCATGAGGTATCCCCGCGGCCGGGCTCCGAGCGCTCAGTGATCCACTCGGTATATGTCGCCGGCTTCATGCGCCCGAAGGCTTCGCACTCAGGACACACCCGATCATCCCCGATGGTCAGCCAGGACCAGGTGTACTTATCCAGTTCATCGTCAACGTCTACATTCAGATCAAGCGCCATTTGAGAACCCCACAAAATACCCCAGGTCGGCAATCCGGCTGATGGTATTCGCCACTTTCCTTTTGACCTCGTTTTTTAGCGCGTCCCATTCCTGGCGGCCGGCGTCGGATCTCAGGTACTCGTCAATCTGCGCCTCCCCAGCCCCGCGCTCGACCATGACGGCCAGCTTGACCTTGTACTTGGATTGCATGATCTTGGCCGCCTCGTCGATCTGCATGGCGAGGACGCCGAGCTCACTTTCCAATTTGTCTTTCAATTTCATGCTTTTGTCTCCAATATTCTCTAGCAGCAATGGACATTTTTTCTCTCGCCTCAGCAGACGGATGGCTGCTTGATATAGACAGTTTAATTTTTGTTTCTTTGGAAAGAGGACCGTGCTTTCTGCCACGGTGCGCGTCGCTCATCTTTTTCTTTGTTTCTTCAGAATGATGCCTTCCAAATCTTGGATGATTTTCTCCACGATTTATTTTTGACAAATGTTCTCTTTGCTCATCGGTTAATTTTCTACCCTTACTTCCAGCAGATATTTTTTTGAGTGTTTTCGCGGAATGATTATGCTTCCCCTTATTGGACAAACTAATCCTATTCCTGACGTCAGCGGTTGGATTAAATAAACCTTCACCGCCATCGGTCAGATTGTACCCAAACGGTGATTTTGAGTTGTATAATTTTATATAATACCGCTCTAGATCCGGCAATGATTCTGCGAATAAACAATTATCTATCACATCCCACGCAAAACCATCATCGCCATATTTCCGAATGGCCATATGAAATAAATATCCGCTACCCTTTTTCGCATCATATAAATGACGCTTCTTCCTGGTCAACAAAGGAGTAATTGTTTTGCCGATATAAGTTTTTCCGTTTGTTAAATTTATCGCCCTGTAAATAATCATTTTCCGGCCGCTTTTAATTTCACAAACTGCCCAAAATTTGCCCCCTCATTTAACGCTTCCTTGACCTGTGGGCGAATCTTTGCCACTACCGCGCCACTTAGGGCGGCCAGGGCCTGATCGTTCAATGTTGGCCGCGTGAATAGCCTTTCCACGGCCTCCCCGGCCGCATCCTCGATCAGCTTGACCTTCAGGCGGTAGCCCTTGATAACTTCTCGCATTTCGCCCTCCATTTGGTCAGTGTCTTTTCGCAAACCTCGTGAAGCAGAAACTCGTAATGTTCGTCGATGACTTCCAGCGCCTTGATGCTTTCCTGAAGCCGCCTAAGCTCGCCCCTGCCGCTCCAATCGCTCCCCGACAGGAACCTGTACACGCTCATGACCTGGGGGAAGTAGAAGATGTTCCCCCTCGTGGCCACGTCAATATGCGTGACCCAATCCAGGCAGCGGCGCTCTTTGGGGTACCACTCGGGGATACCGCGAAAGGCCGTCCCGCGGTACACGATCGAGCAGTTGGCGATAAAGTTCCCACGCAAAATGTCGCGCACACCGAAAATCTGCCGCTTACGCTCGGGCGGCATGATGTAATGCGGCTTTCGCTCGGGGACGCCGACATACTCAATTTTGGTATTGCTGAAACACGCCGACAGGTCGGGGTACTGTTCAAGGATATCGACATGGCTTTGCAGTTTGTTCGTGGCCACGTAATAATCGTCGGGGTCCAGCGTGGCAATATATTCAGCCTCCCGGCACTTGGCAAAAGTGCGCTGGTAGTTCTCGTAGATGCCGACGTTTCGCTCGTGGTAGATAGGCTTCACGATATTGGGAAACATGGCCTCATACTTCTGGATAATATCCCGCGTGCCGTCCGTGGAGCAGTCCTCCCCGATGACCAGCCAAAAGGGGAACTTCGTCTGCTGCTTTATCACGCTGGAAATAGCCATGTCGATATATGGCTCTTGATTATAGGCAATCACGCAAACGGCAACTTTAGGCTTTGAGTTCATGCGGCTCCCTTCTCTCGGCGTGTTTGCGCCAATACAGCTTATTGTTTCGTTCGCGCAGCCGGTCCATCGTTTCCTTGTCGAAAGTGCTCCTGAACGTCACCCCGTGCTTGTGGTAGACGAACACGTTCAGCAGGATGACCGTTTTCCAGCCGGCCAACCTCGCCCGATCGCAGTAATCGTCATCGTCACCGTACCCAGGGCTGAAATCGTCATCCAGCAACCCCACAACGCGAACCATGGCCTTGTTCATCAGGACGCAGGAGAATGGCACGCAGGATGCAGTGATTTCCCGGTGCATAGGCGGCAGGGCGTTGTGGTATTCAGCCGGATCGCCGATGCCACAGTATCCCGTCATCGGCAGGATGCGCGGGCTTTGGTAGCACTGGATTGTCCCTGAATCGGTCAGCACCCCGATAATCCCCGTGCGCGGGTGCGTCCCTTGAAAGTCAAGCATTTTATCAAGCCAGCCCGCCGTCACCACAACGTCGCTGTTCATCAGGACCAGGTGTTCGGAGGTCGACGCCATGATGCCTTGATTTGTTCCCCGCACGAATCCCTCATTGCGGACGTTGCGGATCAGGCGAAAGGGCATGGCGTTGTCCTGCAAGAACGCCTTGACGCGGTTCAATTCGCCAACCCCCGAGCCGTTGTCTATCCAGATGATTTGATAGTTGGTCGTATACTTGCGAATGGCGTCCATGCACTCGATCGTCATGGTTGAATGGTCAACAGTGAGAATGATTATGTCGGTCATGCCCGCCCCTCTATCTCGTAGATTTTCCGCACCCGGCGAACCTTATGCTTGTAGCGCAACAGGGGAACGCCCTTGACCAGCGCGTCCAGTATGATCTCGTCTACGTCCCCAACCAGCGCCGGGATGATGAACTCGGCAAACACCTTGCGCCGGGCCTTGGCCGCCAACTCCAAGACCTTCTGTGTGATCCCCGAATATGATGGGTCGAATTGATGCTGAACGCTGAAGTAGAAAATATAGTCGAATGCCCAGGCCGGCACCTCATTTTCAAAGCGCACGTCCCGCATTTCGATATGGTCATTGATCTGCCGGGCGGCGTCGATCACCCGGGGGTTGTTGTCGTAGCCCGTGACAATCGCCCCGGCCTTTGCCGCCTGCTGGCAGTGGAAGCCGAAGTTGCAGCCAATGTCCAGCACTGTTGCCCCGGACCATTCGCCCCGGTCACCGATCGTACGCCATATCAGGTCACTGTCGGCCCGCTTGACAGAGCCCCAAGGAAAGGTCTGGAATTGATGATGCTCCCGGTCCCATTGCGCCACCTGGTCCGGCGGCCACGGCTCCATGACCTCTATGTCGATTTCACCACGGCGCATTTCATCGAGGAACGGCTGGCGGGAAATGATCTCCCATATTCCCGACAGTTGTCTTGACCCCTTCCAGCGCAAGGCCCAGCCGTATAGGCCATTCAGTTTGACCAGCCAAAGGGTCTTGTCGTCAATGGTCATGGCTGGCTTGAAATCGCCCAAGTCTATCCCCGTTACCACATTGAACGTGCCGTACATGGGGCTGCTGAATATTTCCTGGTACTGCCCCATGTTATGATGCGCTCGGCCGCTGCCCCTCACCCAATGGCCCGTCACTTCCACCCCCATATCAGCCCCCTGGCCTGGCGGTCCTTTATCAGCGCCATGTCCTCGGCCTTCCTTATGCGCCCGTCCCTGTGCGTTTGGTCCATTTCCTCGGGATGCTCGCAAGGGTGGTTATGCAGGATGACAGCATCGGGGTCCAGGTAGAATGTTTCCTTGCCCTCTGCTTTCCTGATTGCATCGGCCAGCCAAGTGATTTCCTGACAGGCGAACAGAAAGTATCCAGGGAAATACGGCTTCTTCTCAGGGTAGCGCTGCAGGAACCTTTGCCCCATAAGCACAACCCCGGCAGGGTGAAAGTGCGCCTGCCCCTCCTGGGTGAACCCTATCACCCCATCCCCGCCAAAGTACCTTTCCCGCATGGACCTGATGGCCGACTCGATGGACCCGGGCCTGAACTCCATATCATCCACGGCGAACAGAACGGCATCGGCGCACAGCCCGGCCATCCAGTTGCGGAGAAACACTGAGCCGTGATGCCCCTCGAAAAACACGGCCGCAACCTGGGGATCATCCTTGATCGCATCGTAGGTGACCCGGTCGCCGTCAACAGCGACATGAACCACGATGCGGATGCCGAACGCTTGGCCGGGGATCGTGGCCAGCAAGCGGCGCAACTTCTCAAGGCGGCCCCTGCTTGGAATTATGATGTCAATTTGGCGCATTCTTCCCCCTGAACTTCCTGCTGTGCTGGTTATGGACAATGACCGGATTTTCGCACCCCTCCCGATCATCAAAAATGTGGCAGTATGCTTTCGGCAGGTTCACGAACTTAATCTTACCGTTGGCCCGCTCAATAACCGCTTGAAGATTCATCTGTTCCTGTTGGCATTTAAACCCCTGCCGCGGGCGGTTATTTTCATTGATCCAATCATCGACCAGTGATTGAATTTCCGGGGTGTTCTTGAAATAGACCGTCCCGCTCAACAGTTTTTGCCCCTGATATATCCTGGCCCCCAAGTTGCCCGGCATATCGTTGAACAGCTCGGGGTACTCCCGCATCTCGGCATCGGCATCCACCCAGACGATATCCCTGTCGGGGTACTGGTTCATCATGTTCCGCACGAAGTTGGCCTTGAAGTAAGTTTCCCGCTGCCAATCGGTGTAGGTGAGTGAAGTGCGCCCGACCTTCTGCAGGTGATGGTCCAGGCCCAGGTTCTCCAGTTGTTCGCGCAGGCGCATGGCTGATTCCATGTAATCCAGCGTGTAGAATGAGCAGACGATGAATCTCCTGCTCGCCTCGGTGCGCCGGGGATGGCCCACAACCTTGCCGAATGGAAAGCACCTGATGTTTGAGTTTTGGTTGGCGTTTATCACTTTGATTCCAGCATCCTTGATCGCCCTGGCGTTGTCCTCGAATACCTGAATCCATGTGCGCGTCAGCGGGTTGCAGGATCCGGCAGGGTAGCCGTTGTGCCAGTGCGTCCTCCCGCCATCATGCCCCATGTCGTAGCCCAGCAAGATGATCGGGGAGCAGCCCAGCGCCACGGCCAGCATCAGGGCTGAGTAGCCACTATTGCCCCCGCTGTAAATGCCACGCGCCAGTGACAGGGAAACGCCCGACCTGCCGAGCCACCTGACCATGTAAATATCAGGCTGAAAGTGGTAGCAGTGCGAATCCAGCCATACCTTCAGCCCCTTGAAGCTGTCGTATGCGTCCAGCGATTCCTGGTGCATCTTGTAGCGCTGCTCGTGGTACCACTGATACAGGCGGCTGTCCATCGAAAACATGATGTCAGCTTGGGGCGCTTTCTCAATGGCGCGGTTGACGGCGATGACGCGCCCGGCACCCTTCAGGATGTCCCAATCAAAGTTGGTCAGGCTCGGCCCGCCGCCGATGATGAAACAGCGCTCGCCCTTCCATGCCTGATCGGGCATGATGTCGGAGAGCCACGGGACGCCCCTACTCGGTGACATTTCCTTCAGCGTCGTCACCGCCGAAATACTTGGCCAGGTTCACCCCCTTACCCTGCATATCCTTCAGCTTGGCCGAATTCTCCATGATGGCCTTCTCCGCATCGTCCTCATCGGTCACGTCGGGGTTAAACATCATGTAGAATTGCGCCGGGGAAATCAGGCCGTGTTTCAAGTCCCAATCGGCCTGAGTGCGCTTATCCATGGGGTCGATGTAAATGTCCATCTCGGCGAAGTCGACCTTGAACTCGATCTCGGGGATGGCGTCGCCGTTGTATGCGTTGTACACCGTGCGAATCATCTCGTAGAGCTCGGCCTCGAAGTTGCGGAAATAGGGCAGCTGCTCCTCGCGGATCTCGCGCAAGCCCCGGTTCTTCATCATCAGCGCCTTGCCGCTGGATGCATCTGGTGAGGCCGAGAACATATCAATGCTCAGGCCGTAGGTGCCCAGGAAAGCGTTCATGTCGGCCTTGATCGTTTCATCCATGGCGGCCAGGTCGGCTTGCAGGTCCAGGTAGCCCACGGACGCATCTGGCCCAATGAGCCGCCACATGACGGTCGGGTCGAAGGCCATCTCGTCGGGGATCTTGTCGGAGTTGCCGGCCACCACATACGGCTGCTTGAATGATTGCCACTTGAACGAATGGTCCTTCAGCGTCCGCTTCATGCCCGTGACCATCGTGCCGCTGACCAGGTCAGACCCGCCCGAGGGGTTCCAGAAGTTGTCGGGGATGGGGCGCAGGTGCAGGAACACGAAAGGAATCACGCCATAGGGGTTCTTCATGTCGGGGTTGTCCTCGGTCGGCGGCAGGGGATTGCCCTTCTCGTCGAACAGGAAATGCTCGTCGGCGCTCCAGAACACCCGGCGCGTCTCGGTATTGAATTCACTGTCGGCATATTCGATGGTATAGTAGACCGCATCGGCCTTCTCGGGGTTCGCCGGGTTCTGCATGACGCTGGTATTGCCAGGGGTGTGGATGTTCAGGGTGATCTTACCCTTTTCCTTCCCCTCCCCCTTTTCCCAGCCAACCCTGAGCGCGACATCATTGAGCAGCGAGCCGTAGCGGTTGACCTGCTTCATCAGCTCGTCGATTTTCAGGTAGTCGTAGATTTCCGTCAGCGTTTCGTTCTCCCCGAAGTCACGGGTGGGCGCGGCCTTGTAAATGACGGATGTTTCGTTCACCACCTTTTTGAGTATGTTCTGCGTGGTGTTCAGTTGCAGCTTAATCTTGGGGTAGTTCTTGGCGCTGAATTGGTCCTTTAGCTTCTCGTCAAGCAGGTCATCCCAATCGTCGTTATAGATGGAGAGGCGGTCATTCGCCGCTTCCCGGCGCTTCTTCTCATCCTCCTCCTTGGCCTTCAGATAGTTCTTCAGCACAAACTCAGCCGCTTGGCTGGCGAATAAATTTATCATTTTCCCCTCCTGAATTCATCGGGAATTACTATGTAGCCGCCCATATTGAGCGGGTATTTATATGTCACGAAAAACTCCAATGCCGTCATCATGTGCGATGCCCAGTTGTGAATAGGCTTGTCGCCTGTCGGCCGCCCCTCGTCATCGGTCGGGAATTTATAGTTGGCAATGCGGTCCTGAAACAGGGTGCACTTCTTGGAAACGTAGAGGCGCGGGATGATGCGCCTGGTAGCCGTGATCCTTTCATCAATGGTGTGGTTGGATGGAGTGCGAATCCACACCCCCAATTCCATCAGCCAGGAAATCCAGCTTTTCTTGGTCACACCCCTTGCCTGGCCGGCCGGGTCTCCGATATGCTCCTCGTATTTATTGCTATATTTTCCAGTGACAATCTTGGCGAAATGCGGCGCTTCTTCCTCGTTCAATTCGTATTCATCAATGACGTATATTTCCCCGTTGGGGTTGACCTGGAGCCATATAATTGAAGTCGGATCGCCTAAGCCAAAATCCCATGCAGTAAAAAGTGGTAGATCCTTGTTGTATTCCAGGTCAACAACTTGCTTTGAGAAGTCGAAGGCATAATAGACGCGTCCTTCAACACTGCCCTCATAACTGATCTCGTATTCCCGGGCAACCTGTTCCTTGGTCAACCCCTTGATCTCGTTGTCGTACCATGCCTGGGTTTTCTCAGGATTCAAACGCCAATGCCAAGTGTTCGTTTTAAACCCCGTATCGTTTGAATCGCCAAAGCGCAGCCTGGCGAAGTTGTTCCCCTTGCCGTTGGGGGTAGAGCCGAACTTGATATTGTTGGGGCAGGCTGACTTTATGGCAGAAAATATACTCTCACTATTATCGCAAAACGCCCATTCATCAGCTTTGACCTTTGAATAAGTGCCGCCCCTGGTCGCCTTTTTATTTGTCGATTCACCCTTGACGAATGACCCTGTATTTTGATTCACGACTCGCAAAGAATTGAACACCAGGTCTTGTCTCAAAAATGCCGGCAATCCATTCCACATAAAGCGTAAACGCCCAAATAGGGAATCGGTGGTACTGTTCATCCCGCCGTCATCAACCAATTCTTCCTTGCGGCTCAGAACTTTTTCACTATAACTCTTCTGGAATGTCAGGCAATGAAGGGAATCGATCATTGCGGCCCATGACCAAAGCATTTGACGGCTCTTTTCGTCAAGGGTATTTCCAACTCCATGAAGGGATAGGAGCAGTTCACGCAAATACGGAAAATCTGGAAACGGCTCAATGATGGTTGAATTGAGCGCATTTGATCTTAGCTTTTTTTCGGTTAAGCAGTATTTCGTAGCGAAGTGGCAAATATCCTTTTCGCATCTTAGGTATTCCGCTATTTCGCTCATAAGTCATTCTTGACCTCAGCAACCGCCTTCCTTATCGCCTCAGCCGTCAAGCCAACGCCAACGGTGCCGGCGATATCAACAGACAGCTTATTCGACAGGTTCTTCATTATCGATCGGATCAATTCCTGTAAAAAGAAAGTTTTTCCGCTCGGAGTTGTGAGATATTCATTTATGGCACCCTGGCCCCCAATGTATTCAAGGCCGTCATTAATAATTGCCATTCCCAGTAATGTCTTTTTATTCCTGACACCTTTTGTGCGGCCAGGGCCCGGACCGGTAAGGCCGCCGCCCTTTGGTGACAACGGTTTTTTTTCGGTTTTTTTAACCGATCCCATCCTTCAACTCCGCAAGCGCAACAGCTATTGCTTTATCAGCCAAGTGAACCTGATTGACCGCGGCGATTGTCGCCTGGTCCGGGTTGTCCACGTCAATCGTGATCCGCATGGACTTGTCACCCGAAACGAGCGACTTCACGGCCACACTTTTAATCAGGCCCATGAAGGTCGCCTTGTTTTCCTTCACTTACTCCCTCTCCCCGCCATGAATGCCACAACAATCAGCGCAGCCTTACCGCGTTTCGCCAGGAGCTTGGGCTTGATCTTCGCTTCCAGCTTGGCGCTCCACTCCTGGCAGGCGGTGAACTTGGCATTCAGTGCGTCAATCTCCTCGAGGTGAGCCTTAGTCATCTGTTCATCGTAGGTGGTCCAGGCGATGCGAATGTCCGATATGTCCTTTTCCAGGGTGACGATCCGCTCACCGGCAATGTCCAGGGCGATCTCATCCTTGCGCTTTTCAGCCAACACTTCCTCGATCTTGGCATTCTTTTGGCGCAAATCGGCCGCTGTGCGCGATTTGAATGCCGCCATGGCTGTTTCATGCAGGCGGCGGTCGTTCTCGGCCTTGAGGCGCATTTCCTCGCGTTCTTGACCGGCCTTTTCGGCCAGCGCCATCCGTTCGGCCTCGGCTTTATCGGCTTTGGCTTGCAGTGCGTCGACCTTTTGCTGGTACTCAGCCTTCGCCTTGGCCATAGCCTTGGCAAAGATCATGTCCTGGGTCACGCCGTAGCCCAGGTAGAGCAGGTAAAAGGCCACGATGCCGAGCAGGATCTTCAAGCCGTGGGTTTTGATGAATTGCATTTGATCTCCCTCAGGAGCGGTGACAGATTGACACCGTTCTCCGATAATGCTTGATGCAGGGCTGTCGCCAGGGTGACGATGGCGCGATGTTGGAGCCGCAAGTTGGTATGCACATTCACCGCCTCGATCACTTCGTGCAGGATCGTTTCCAGCTTTCGCTGCTTTGGGACGGCGGGATCAATGTAAATCTGCAGCTTGTCAGCAGAGCAGGCACCCACATAGCTGCTGTCGCTGGAATAGGTGAGTGCATAATCAAACCCGAGTATTTTCATTCCGCATCCTTCTTTTTGAATCCCTTCCGCAGCATCCACTTCTCCGTCACGTTCGCCGGCTTGACCATACGGGAGCGATAGCGGCGGTGCTGCCTTTGGTCCCGCTTGTAGCCGTCGCCCTTCGGCTTTGCTCCCGCCTCACAGCGGCGCTTTGCTTCACCCATTATTTGTCCTCGATCAGGCAAAATTTCTTATCGAACAAAAAATCGGCAATCATGGCATATTTCCCATCATTAAGCCTGATCGTAACAAAAGAATAAAATGTCTTTTCGCTGGGTTGAATTTTTATAACCACTCCCTCAGTGGCGTTTGTTTCACTGTTTTCTTCAATCACCCTAACCCTATCGCCTATTTTAGCTTTCATCGTCACGGCCTCCATATTTCAATTCCCAATGGGCCAGGTCGGGAAAGTGAACCCAATCACCACCCCATGTCACCTCAATCATCAATTCATCTGCAATCCGTTTGATGATCTTGGCCAGCTGACAAAATGCCACGGCATCCTTCCAGTTAATGGGATACGGGGCCACGTCAACGGCAATAGACGGGCTGACGTTGTGTTTTGAATTGGGCCAGCGCTTCTTGCTGAACCCGTTATCATAGGCATAATTCTGAGACTCCTCGTTGCGAAAACCGCAAACGACAGAGAAGTCAAATTCCTTCAGCGCTCGGTTCATTATCTCCCTGAGTGCTGGATGGCAGGTTGCCAGTTGCTTTTTGCTGTGCGAGCTGAATCTGTTCATACCGCTTATCTATAAACGCAAAAGCAGTAGTGCGCTACTACATATCAAGACACTTTAAGACGGTTTTTCCGGCTTGACACCGTTGCGCCGCATTATGAACTCCTTCAGGTGCCGGCCGAGCACGGTCGGAACGCCGCCCTTGTCGAACGATTCCAGCACTACGGTCCCGCCAACCTTGTTGCTGATTCCGACCAGCCGCCAGAATTTCACGTTCTTGGCTGTGGTTCCCATGATAGCGGCAACCTCGTTGACCGTGTACTGCCGATCGTCCTTGATGTTGAAGCTGGCCAGGAATTCAGCGAATTCGCATTTGCTCATCCTCACCTCTCCCCATGATCTGCTTTCCAACAGTATCCGATCATCCAGCCAAGAACGAACGCAAACGCCAGTATCGGGATCACGATTAGGTACGACATTATTTAACCTCCTTTATCTCTGCTGCGGCGAGGGCGGCTCTCATTTTGTCCAACACTTCCCGTATTGGGCCGTAACCTTCAAAGCGATAGCCATCAATTATTCTCTCCACCGCCTCCCGATCGGCCTTCGCCTGGGCGCGGCAACCGGCATAGTAGGCGTCAATTTCCCCATACCAATTCATTTCAGTTGCTATCCGCTGCTGGCGCGACGGCCAGGGGCAGACTTCCCAATCTACATCACCACTTCCATTATGCACGGAGCAAAGGTTGTGGAGCTTGTCGAATTGCAAACATTCTAGTCT